AGTGATCGAATCATCTACTAAGTTCCATACTGACTCTATATTTTTTTGTGGTATCTGTACTATGCCGATCATGTAATTTCTAAATAACTTGTGATAACGTGTAGTCTATTGGCTGTAGTAGCCGTTGCTTTTAATACGTCTGATGTAGTTAAAACTAATGTAGAGTTGTGTCCTCCCATACCTTGTATAGTGGATTTAGCTCCAACAAATGCATCTTTTAAAAACTGAAATGTATCATCACCATTTACTATGGTTAATGACACACTATCATCATTGTTACTATCTTCGCATATTATAATAGATTTGACAATAACGGTAGTACCACTAGCTACAGTAATTAATGCTGTAGCATTAGTTGTAGTTAGATCTACCTTTGCATTTTTGTAGGTATGAGCCATTACTCAACACTTTCTTTAAAACCATCACTAAGATTTTTGTGAAACTCATCTAGAGCATTATGTTCACAATTCGCACATTTACAAGTTACACAGACACCATTGTTTCCACAATGACAACTATGTTCGCAATTCTTACATTGATCTAAGCTAGAAACCATGATGTAACCTCCTGATTTTCATCGTTGTGATAACGTATTAGTTGATTAGTTAGTTCTTCTACAATTAATTGAAATTCCTCACTTGAGTCAATGTTTTGATAGATGTATTGTAGGTCTATCTTACTTGCCATCTCTAATTTCTCTATTAATTGTTTGACGCATAGCTTCTACATGAGGTTCCCATTGTTTATCAGATCCTGTCATATAATCACCAAACTCAATGTTATTAATCCACATTCTTCTACCTGATGTTTCAAATACATATACAGGTTCAATTATGTCTGTGAGAACACCATGTTTACTGTTTTCAATAGTAACCATTTCATCATCTTCCATAACTAAATGTGATCCAGAAACTTTAATACCTTTATAGTCATATACTCTATGTGGCATAAATTCAGTTTTTGCTTCTACAACACCACCTTTAATTTCTTCACCTACATTAATAGATGTTATTTCTTTTTCAGTACCATCAGCCATTTGGATCATAGTGCCTTTAACAAAACAACCGCTTGTTCCGTCTCTATTTGAACCACTGCTGCCAGCTCCACCTTCACGACCACCGCCGCCTCCTCCTGTATTTAAACCTTGAGTCATTCCTATCAAATCAGCAACAGTTGTTGGCTGTGGTAAACTTAAATTTTGTGAAGGGGTGTTTATCAATCCTTGTAGTTGAGTTTCTGTAAGACCGCCTGTAGGATTATTAGTTAAAGCACCTTGTAAATTACTACCAAAAACTTCATTTATAGCTTGGTTTATTCCTTTTCCAAAAGTTAAACTTTGTGGATTATTAGATTCAAAACCTTGTATTTGTGACATAATATCAGGATCTAATCTTTGTGACATGTTATCTATGTATCCTAATGGGTTAAGAGGATTTATTTTTGCTAAGTTAAGTGCATCAAATGCAAATTTATTAAATTTATAATCAAGAGATTCAGGGTCTAATTCTTCTACTCTACCATCTCCACCAATTCTATAACCTCTGTTACCTACAAATTCAGTGCTTATATTATCTTGATTTCCAAAAGAACCACGTTCACCACTTCGACCTTCACGATCATTCATAGTTGTAGTAGTAGATACGTTAGACGGTATGTTACCAGTTACAGGTACATTACCGTATTGGTTAAATGGTTGTGGTGTGTAATTAAAATTACTTGGATTATAAGTACTACCAAATCCACTTTGATTATTGAAATTAAAAGGCATTTCAAATTGGTTTCCCACAAATCTATTTTGAGGAACTACATTTCGTATTTGACCATTAAGTAAGCCTGCAGATTGTTGTAACTGTTCTAAATATGAATTTGCAACAGGCATTTGATTTTGCACAGGTTGTTGCATGGGTGGCTGAAACATTTGATTTTGTATTAATGTAGGTTGCACAGAAGGATCGCCTATTCTTGACCCTCCTGTTCCAAATCTAGGATCTGGTAAAGGAATAAATGTACTGTTATCAGGAACAAAACTTTCATTAACATAAGGGCTTTGTGGTGAAATACCAGCTCCAGGATTGTTGTTAGGCATTGGATCACTAGAAATAGGTATTGGTGATTGTTGACCAAATTGAACAAACTGACCGCCAGGTCGAGCTGGCCTTAATCCATTAATTGGTCTAAATAACTGATCTATTTCGTTTGGGTTTGGTGCTAAAAAACCACCTCCTTGTATTGCCATTATCTATATCCTTCTTTGATAGCTTCTACATCAATACCTTGTGCATCTGACCAAGTGGTACCTGCTGGTATTTGTAAGTTAAATTTAAAATATCTTGCTGATTTGTGAAACGGTATCGTTCCTGTAGCGTGCATACTAGACGCACTAGAAGTCGTGCTAGAGTCAGCAACTCTATTACGAAAACTTATTGTACCTGTAGCAGAACTTGTATCTACTATAGGTCTAACGTGTGTAACTAGTGATCTATGCATAGGAAATATTTCAGTTTCATTAGTACCAATAGATGCTGCTAAAGCATCACCACCAAAAGATCCAAGAAAATGTGAAGTGTTAAATACACCTAATGTTCTCAGTCCACCAATAAATGCTGCACTATCTAAAGATATGCTAATAGCATCTAAATCATCTGCACCTGATGTAGGATAATCATCTAGTTCATCTAATGTAAATCCAGGTGATAAATAATCAATAATAACTTCGTGATCTAGTTCTACTAACGACCATCGTTGACTAGCAAGATGATAAATAATAATCTTATCGTTTTGGATGCCAGCGTTTGTACCTGTAGCTGATGGATATGACCACATAACTAATTTGTTTTCATGGTCGTAAGAAGCTCTAACACGTTCTCTTAACTCAAACTTTAAATCATTATAAAAGAAACGATCTACTTTGTTTGCACCAATAGGTTGTGATTGCGTACCGTTAGTTACGTAGAAACCATCTTCTGATAGATAGTACACTAGGTTACCAACTTGTATTACGTTTTTACCTTGTACCGCACCTCTGTTTTCTTCTATACGTCTAAATGAGAACACAACATTACCACCACGATAATCCATACGAGTGATACGATCTTCTTGAAATATTAGTCCATACTGTCCACCAGTAACACCAGTAATAACTCCACCTTCAGGTAATACTTCAGAGTCAGATTGATTGACACCTGCAGTCCATGAGGTCGGATCATTAAAACTAGACCATTGTACTTTGTTTTGTGCAGCAGGTTGAAAGCCTGTAACTAAAAAATTACCAATAACTGCAGCATGTCTAAATGCTGGTGGTGAACCTGCTAATGCAGCAAAGTCAGTTGATGAATCTAATGTCCATGCTTGCGGAGCATCGTCACCATTAAAAGCAATAATTACTTCACCAAATCTAGAAAAATCCCAATAGGACTCAGCAGAAAAACTAAACGTAGTACCACCACTTTCATCTACAAAAGCGTTAGATGTTAGTTTATATAACTTAGTAGCATCACCTGCAAAAATAGATATAGCACCACTGTCTGATTTAAAAGCTCTTGCACCCTGACATCTTGCAGTAACAGCATTACTTGAAGTAACTGCTATGTCATTAAATGGTCGGTAACTGTTTACTGCAGGAAATACGTTAGTAGCTTCTGTAGCACCAGGATTTAAATGAGTTGGTAGGTCAGGTAACCATTCTGCAAAAGGAACTTGCATTATACGTTATCAAAATTATTAATATTAATACCTGATCTTTGAACTAATGGAGTAGCATTATATTTGTCTTTTTCATCAGCCATTTCTACTTGTTGTAGTGCAGCTTCGTATTGACCTTTAAATTGTGCTACTGTTTGTCCATCCATACCACGAATAAATGTACTAGCAAAATATAACGCACCATAAAGATAAACATCAGGATGGGTAGTTAAAATATGATTAGTTGCTACCGATGAACTTAATGTATCAAAGGCTTTATAAAAAACTATGTTAGCTGTATAGGTAGCATCAGGTTTAGGACTAAATCTAAAGTTAGTGCCTTCTATAGAATAAGCTCTTGGTCTACCACTTTCATTTGAACCTTGTGTTTCTGCTTGATGAAACGGAGTCATAAATTGTAATGCAGTTTTAGGGTTAGTTGTTAAAACAAAACTTCTTGTTTGCAAAAAACCTGTAGGTAATGTTTCTTGTTCAGAATCTATAGTAAAAGAACTAGAGTTTTCCATTGCACGTATTCTTAATCTACGGTTAAAGTCTGCTTCTGTTAATGCAATAAAATCTACAATCTCTGCAGCTAAATCATCACGTGCTAAAAAATTAGCAATAGAAGTTTGTAAGTTTGAATAGTTATTTAAAGCCATTACAATCGTTTCTCTCCAACCCTAAAGTTTTGAAATTCATTACTATTAACCATGCCTTTAATTAATTCACGTTGTGTTTCTTTGTGTAATTGATGCCAATTAGAATGTCCAAAGCGTTCTTTAGTTTTTATTTGTAATGCAATTAAGGGTATTTGTGCAATACGTTGAAACTCACCTTTTTGTTCTAATGATCTGTGGTTACGAGCTATTTTATTTTGTGCTAATATATTAGTAGTATCTTGAGTTTTTTTTATAACTAACTTATGCGTTGCCTCATCTACATAAATATCTTTATTTTGTGAATTATAAACTTCAGTTGTCATATTACAGCTCTGTTGGATCTACATCATAAGCATCTACTAATATTCTCCAACCATAAGTGTCAGACATAAACACAAGTCCAATACCTGTATTCTCTGTAGTAATAGTTAAGTCAGCAGTTGCTCCTTGTATTTTTTTACCATTTCTAGCTACTGTTAAGTTAGCGTTATCAAAATTGGCAGCACTATCTAATATATGTATCTCATCTCCTACAGCAGGTGCTGAAGGTAATGTAATAGTAAA